AAGCCACTCCTTTTTCATGCGGATACCCATTTTTTCGGCGGCGTGGTAGCTATCCATTCTCCCGGCATTCTGCGCCCCGGTGACCGCCGTCCGCGCCGTCCGTATAGCGCTGGCCCGGTTCATCTCCGGGATGCGGGTTTGCAGGTCGTCCGCCATCCCCTTTATGCTCCGCCCTTGGAGAATGGAGCTGGTGACACTGGCCGTGATCTGCTTTTTCCCCCAGGCAAGGTCGATTCCCCGGCGCAGCGCCCGCTTGGGCGGGTAGTAGGGCATCAGGCCCGGTTGCTCCACGATCAGTCGCTTCACCGTCTGCTCGTCCCACAGGTCAAAACCCACGTCCCCGGTTGCCTGCTCTATGGTGTATGCCGCGTAGTTCCGGTTCAATGAGTAGATCCCCGGTGTAGCATCGTTGACATAGGCGGTGGCCGTTTCGTTGGCCTTGGTCATCCGCTCCGCCACCTTGTCCCGCAGCGCCTTGAACCGCTCACCCCGCCCGATCTGGGCCAATCTCCAGTTAATATAGTCCTGCTCTGTCCACTCCCGCCCGTTCTGGATGGTTCCGATGAGTTTCTTCATCTCCTCATCCCGCTTGCGGAAACTCTCGAAGTAGGCCTTCACGGTCTCGTCCAGGCTGCCCCGTGCTTCCTGGTAGATGGCGGATATGCGCCGTTCCAGCTCAGCAAGCTCCTTATCAGTCGCCCGGTGGGCGTAATCAGGCTTCCTCGCCATCCTCCGTCACCTCCGGCCCCCGAAAGAGCGTGCGGTCGATCTCCTCCGCCGCCCGGCGTTTCAGCAGCTCCTCCGCCTCCTCCGGGGTCATCCAGGGAAGATGCTTGATAACCGCCTCATCGTCCAGGTAGTTGGCGGCGGCAAGGACCATCTGAGTCTCCTCCAGCTGGTTGGCGATTCGGTTCCACTGGAAAGACGGCTCGTCCTCGATGCCCACCAGATTCAGCAGATTGCCGATAAAGTCCCGGATGTGGTACTCGAAGTCCCCACACTTGTCGTCTTGGCTCTGATAGCCGATGCGGATGGCGGTGGCCGTCAGGTTTCCGGAAAGCATCTTCTCCAGGTCCACCAGCTGGAAGTCCTCATAGAGGTCACTTCGCAGGCGGGCAAGCATGGCCTCCCGGGCCTCATACGGAATATCTAGCGTGTGGGCCTCCGCCCCGCCGCCGTCGTCCGAGTCCACCGCAGACGCCCGCAGCGTCCGCAGCCGGTCCATGAACTGGGCAATCTCTGTGTCATCCATGCCTCCGGCATTTTTGAGGGTCCAGTACACCGAGGAATTGTCCTCGATAACGTTGGCAAGGCCGGACTTGATGAAGTCATAGCAGTCGATACTTTCCCGGATACCCACAAACTCAGACTGGTGCAGGTCGTTGGCGTACATGGGGATAATGGGCAGGGAAGCGTAGTTCCCACCGCCCTCGATGGTCTCAGTGCCCAGCCCGTCCCGGCGCACGTCCCGGAGATAGGGCCGTTTCTCCTGGATGACCTGCAAGTCCTCACCCTTGCGCTGGATGTACTCTGTCGCGCCGTCCGGCTCATACAGGGTGTACCGTTTGGTCTGCCCCTCCGCAGCCCCCCAGTACCGCACACCAGCCGCCAGAGCGCCGTTGTCGCCGTCGTAGAGCGGGGCAAAGCCTGCCTCGTTGCAGGTGTCCGCAAAGCCGAAGACCTCCAGGTGGTCCCGGTTCCAAAAGCCGTAGGCCACGCCGTCCACCATTGCCTTTTTCGCCAGCTTCTGGAGCTGGCTGTCAAAGGTGCCGCCCAGTTTCTTTTTCGTCTCCTGGTTCTCAAAGGTCACGCCGTTGGACAAAACATACTGGGTCTGCTGGATGACGAACCGCCGGAAGAAGAGGGTTTTCAGCCGGAAGTTGCTGCTGTAAAGGTCGGGATACGCCTGCCCGGTCGCCGTGTAGAGCATCTTCTGAAAGCGCTCGATGGTGGTGTTCCGCTTGGCGTAGTATTCCTCCGCAGCGGCGGCGATCCGGTAGTCTGCGCTGCCCAGGTGGTCCCTGACGGCGGACCGAACGAATTCCATCCGCTCCCGCTCGTTGTCCCCCAGGGCAGTCAGGTCCTGATAGGTTTTCAATCTCTCACCTCCGCTTGTACAGCGGCACATACTCCGGCTTCCCGGCCTTGTGCCTTAAAATCGTCTGACAAAAATATCTGATGTCGTCCATGGCGTGGTCGTTTTCTTTGATGGGCTTGTCCTCTGTGGACTTCTCATCCCATCGGTACAGGCCAAACTCCCGGATAGCGTCCTCGCAGGAACGGTGTATTTTCACCGTCCCATCCCGCAGCATCCGTGCTGTAGTCATGATGCCGGGAACCACCTCGTTGTGGGCCTTCCGCACTTTGAAGCGCCCGTGCCGCCGGATGGTCTCGATGAACGACGCCGCCGACGGGTCCACCACCACCGCTCGAACAGCCAAATCACCGGCCAGGGCTTCCAGCTCAGTGTAATACTCCTCGTTGGTCTTGTTCCTCTGGCTCTCCCGCCCGGAGTAGTAATACTCTCGGATCCTGGTGGCGGTCTTTCCGTCCCAACACCACAGGCCAGCGGAGAACGGGTTCAGCGTACCGTAGTCGCAGGAGATGTAATACTCACCCTTGTCGGGCTCCTCGTCCACAATCTGCTCCTCACCAAAGAAGTCATAGACCAGGCCCTCTGCCAGCACCCACAGGCCACGGATGTACCGGTCGTAGAATACGCCAGTGAACATAGTCTGATAGCGCTCGATGGTCTTGGCGCTCAGGCCGGGGTTGTCCGTCATCTCGAAGTGCAGGTACAGGGCGTTTCGCTCCTTGTGCCGCTTGATCCACTCCAAATAAAACCAATGCTGCGGACTCTCTGGGTTGCAGGAGAACCACAGTTTGGCTCCATCCACAGAGCAGCGGGTCAACGCCTGCTCCACGAAACTGCGGGGCATCAGCGCCACCTCATCCAACAGCACCCCGGCCAGCGTCCGGCCCTGGATTAGCGCGAAACTGCTCTCGTCCTTTCCTCCGAACACCTCGAAGTAGTTGGTCACAGCCCCCCGCCGGACCTCCAGCACCTTGTCCGCCCGCCGCCAGCGCATGGTGTAACGCTCTTTGGCAAGGGACATGGAGATGAAGGGCACCACGATATTTTTTGAGGCGCTGTCCACAGTCTTGCCGCAGATGCCGAACCGCTGGCCGCTGAACTGCCTCATCGCCCAGTCTACGAATGCCCACATCATGATGGAGGTCTTACCGGAACGGACGGCCCCGTCGCAGATTAGGGCGTCGTACTTGGAGTATGGAAAAGCAAGGATTTTTCTTTGTTTGGGGCTAATCATCGTTCTCCATCTCCTCCGCCAATTCTCTCAGGCTCTGGCTGAGCCCGTCCTCTTTTGCCTCATCCTTCGGCGCTCCAAATGTTCCGTTGAGCATTCCGAGGTGCTTTGCGACACTATCCAGCGCTCCCAGTTTGTTCGTGATTTTATATTTTTTGGTGTATGAGGTAACTCCCGTGTCTGGATCAACCTCTTTTATGACCTCCAGGCCGGCAACCGCAGCCGCGGTATCGTCATCCAGTTCTGAAATATTCAGCGGGTTGCCATCTGCATCAAACATCTTCCTAGGGTCAAAGAACGCGATCCTTGCATATTCCTCCAGAACGCGGTCTTGTGTAATCTCCGTCCTTTTGCTTCTGGCCGCTTTCGCCGCCTGTATTGCTTCCGAAACACAAGTTTTCCCAAGCAGTTCTGGCCCAATTCTGTCAGCGGTCTTTTTGCTGTACCCTGCCCGAATAGCCGCCTGTGTCGCGTTCAGGTCTATTAAGTATTCCGCAACAAAGCGTTGTTGCCTATCCGTCAACCGTGCAGCCATGTCACCACCCCATCATTTTATCCCCAGGTCCCACCCTCCCATCTTTTCAGTGAGACGGGCTCACCCATGATTCATTTGGCGCCGCATGGAGGTCGCGGCCCTCCGGCCCGGATCCTGGGCTGGTTCTTACCTGCGGCATATATGCCGCCCCTTTGTGCGGGTTGGGGCGGCTATT